GAGAGGGAATTCCCTCTCTACTCTATTTACCTTTTTATTGCGTTAATTTGCAAATACGATAGAATACATGGTTAATATCAAATCGACTAGCTGGAATAAACTCAATCAATACACCATCTGAAGTTAACAGATAAGTGTCACGAGTAGGTTTGCTTGATTTACGATTACGACGTACCAAAGAAGCAGTAATCAAATTACTGATTTCAGAACCAGTATCTCGAACCAAACATATCCAACCATTTTGATTGTTTTCAGAACCATCTAACGTGATATTTAACTCACCAGCACTACGGTCTACATAAGTTACAGTTGCTGTATTACTTACAATAGTCGGCGTATCACTGTCTGACAAATATTCATCATCATTATTGGTAATAGTAAATGATGCGAACATTTCTTCTACAAGTGTATTATACTGTTGTCTTGATGACTTAGTGATAATATCATCGCGTTCTTCTAAATCGTTATAACACTCTACGATTTCAGTTACGCTGATGTCTGTTAAGTCTAGACACAGAAGAATCTTACTGAATTGAATATCAATCATTTCAGAAAGCTTACGCAATAGAACAAACTCACGTGCTTTAGTCAGTGGTTTAATGATTTTATCACGATAATCATCGAATGTTTTACATTCTTTGATTTTACGTACTACTTCTAATTGACGTTTCTTAGTAGAAACAGGATTCATGATAGTGACATCACTTTCAACCAATCGAGAATTACCGTGTTCGGTATAAACATCATCGATGATTTCAGTAACCAGTGATGGTAAGTTATCAGCGATAATCTCATTATCGTTAATGGTTACATTGTATTCATTTACTTCACCACCATTTGCAATGATTTCTGCTTCTTGATACTCGCGTTCTTCATCAGTCATGGTCAGATATTTGATTTCTTCTTCCAGACTAGGTGGATTCTCACGATTAGGGATTAGAGCACTACCTAAGATACCTGGCGTTTTACCAGGGATGATATGGTCTTTAAGTTCCATTCTTTCTTCCTCAGTTAAATCGTACAACACCTGACAAGGCAAACCATGTTCATCTAATTCAATCATACAACGTTTATTCAGATAGTTGTAAGATTGCCATAGTTTATTGCTCGCATTAAATGCAAATACATATTCACGTTGAACCAAACCGTATGCATCGTAGTATTCAAAATACAAACCATCTTTATCTTCAGACAGTTTCTCACGATGTTTGGTATAGTCAAACGGATATAAGTATTCAGGTGTTAACTTACGGCGTACTTTTACTTCATTAATATCTTCGTATCCTTTGGTAGAAGTATTAATCCATAAACCTACTAACCAGTTACGACCAATAGCCATTTTACGACGATTATTCGGTACAATTGGGAAACCATCTTCTTCAACTTGTACTTCTGTTTGATTGTTTGCTTTAACAGTTTCGTTAGAAGCAGATTTATCAAATCGTTCTTCGTATTGGGTTTTATTACCATGAATAACAGTAGGTGTACCAAGAACAGCAGACTCATCCACTAATTCATTATACGCTGAATTATCTTGTTGTTTATTCGATGTATTGTTAGCATTGCTTTCAGCCAACCTACGACGTTTGATAGCAAAGTAATCATTACTATCATTTTGTTGTGTAGAGTTACTGCTATTACTACCACGACCAAATACATCATGTGCTTGAGTGTTAGAAGCACTAAATGTATTATCTACACGGTTATTGCCGAAGTTATTACCACGTACACTACCCCAACGAGAACCACCATTACCACCTACGTTATTATTACGCATAGCCATGCCACCACGTGTAGCGAAACTACCAGCATTGTTGTTATACATCATGCCATTACTGTTACTGTAATGACGTGCTAATTGGCGTTGGATGTTACCAATGTAAGAACAATACTTATTAGCATCATTACGTACACCATGTGCTTCTTGAGCATTTAATTGGTTCATTGGGCCATAGTTCAAGAAGATGTACGGAACAGCATCAACAAAAGAATTACTTACTAAGTTGAATACTTGGTTTTGGTTGTTAGGGTTAATTTGGTTAGACAGATATTCGTTTTCTAAAACCTGCAAGATATTCACGTAGATTTCAGAGAACAAATTATTGTTTTGACTTACTGCTTCAGCAGCACAACCACGAAAGAATGATACTTGGTTTGGGCCTGCGTAAAGTGTTTCATCAATCACTTGTGTAAACATCTCACCAACCATTTGTTGCAGAGGTGCTGTTTGATACAAATCGATATTCATGTTAGTTTCCTTTTTAAAATATACTTTAACAATTACTCTGTGTCTACAATTTCATGTCTATTATCTACGTCACCGTATAGTAATTTCTTAACGGCATCGATTTTATCGACAAGTTCGGGATTAGGCACAATGGTGTAATCGTCTGTAATGGTTACATATGGGTTTAATCTACTGCGACCAGATGGGTCTGCTTTAGACATATCAAATGCCGCACCACATTCTAACAGAGATTCATGTAGTGCTACAGATGGGTCTTCTACATTAAATTGTGTATTAGATGTTCTGGCTTTATCAGACTTCTCTTGTGGGATAACAATACGTCCCATTTTCAAGATAGGTAAATCAGCTGGGTCATCTACCACAATAATTTCTGTATGGTTTTTAATCTGCATAACAACTTCAGCACGAATGCTCTCAATTGCTTTACGTACAGCTTCGTACTTAACAGGTACATTTGGGTTTCTGTCTTCTTCTAAACGCAATGTACTAAGATTAAAGTAAGCATTGTTAATGGCTTTAGTCAAATCGAATAATAGGAATTGACAAATTTGCAATTGCTTACCATACAAAGTATTGGATTTAGAAATTTGTGAAATCTCACTAGTCAGGTCAATAAAGTTTTCAACAATATAAACAAACAGTTTATAAATGTTGTCAATATGTCCCAAACCAATTCGTTCGAAATCATCGATAGTCATGTCATCTACATAACCATCCAATGAAACCATGTGCTTATCAATATTGTCTTGAATAATAGATGCATGGTCTGATGTAGAACAAATTGCTTCACCCATCATGCTACGCCATGCTTCTGTATTATCTACAATATCTGGATTCATTCGGTTATAACGAGTATAATGACTTAACACGTAAATCAATGTACCGATAACAGTCTTAGCTGAACGAATCGTTTCCCATTCTTTACGATGTACTGCGAAGAACATTTTCGTAGGTTCGTAATAAGGATAGAGATAACTGTGTGGTGGTTTACGACCATTGCTCTCGACAATCACCCATTCGTCTTTTGGATATTGATTTAATACATCATCAGGATTCTCAAAATCATCACGATTTAACATCAGAACACTGCCAGGTTTAAAACCAAACATTTCTAATGTTTTAGTCATCCCAAATTTACAACACAGATAATGTACCAGAGTGCATTTCATTTTAATGAAATTGTCAGTACGACCAGTGTCTTTCTTATTGTGGATTTTAGAATGATAAATAGATGTGTATTCAGGCACGCCGTCTACAACAATATTTACATTACGAATACGTTCAAACCACAATTTAATTTTAATCAACTTGACAAAGATTTCAGTAGGCTTAATTGTAATAATACCATCTGCCATTACAGGTGCAACCATGTATTTTACACCATTCATCCACATGAATCCATGTCGACGAATAAATGGAAGATAGATATATTTACGAATCGGCTGACCATCAAAGTCAAAGTTAAAAGCGTATAAACGAATATCATTTCGATTGATATCGTATTTACGTGTATTGTTATTACTGATTCTGGTCATGTATTGGTAACCCTCTTTCGGAGGGACTTTTTCACAACCAAGATACTTTAACTTTTTAGGAAACCGTTTCGAGTTAATACGAAACAGTCTATCCACATAAAGAGGAATATTAGGATTGTCGTGATAAGACAATCCTAATCCAATTCTCTCGTCAATATGTGGAGTATCTTCCTTAATCCGTTGTATCAATAAAGGATTCATGCTTGTTTTCCTTGTATAATTATTAAAGTATATTCTACCATGATAAAAGACTCGCGATATTCTTTTAACAATAATAAAACACTTAAATCATCTACTAAGAGATAATTCACTCAAACTAATTTAGAAGTCAAATAATTTTCCAATTCCTTTAAAAATAAGATAACCAATACCTACCACAGCTGCTGCTGCTCCAATGACAGGTAAGGCTGCTCCTAATGAACTAATACCGGCAAAAGCCGATGCTGATTTAGCAGCTACTCCTGCTACAGCATTTGTAGCAGCACTAGATGCAGATAAGGCTAAAAATCCTTTCTTAGCTATAGTTCCAACAGCTGATGATTTTTTACTATCAGAGACTACTTTAGTTACTGCTCCAACAATTGCAGCTGTACCTGTGATAATACCGGCAGTAGATGCAAGGTTACGTGATGTGTCTGCACTACCAGCACTTGCTGCTGCTACTTCTGCTTTAACGCGTTTAGAACGCTCTTCGATTACTTTTTCCTCCAAGTCTAGGTTACGGTCAATAAGTCTATATTTTCTTTCAACTTCTCTGTTCTCTGCTTGATAAGTCCTTTCTTCTCGTTTAAATGTTCTCTCTTCACGAGAGTTCTCATGGTTACCTAATGTTTCAATATGGTCTAATTTAAGTTTAAGTTCTTTAAGCTCTCTTTCTTTTTGGTTAATCTCTTCATTCAGTTGACGTACTTTAAGTTCGTGTTCACGTTCCTGTTCTTTAAATTGATTATTTAAGATAACTTCCTGTTGTTTAAGTTTACGAATTTCAATTTCAGAATTGTAAGTTCTTGCTTCATCTGATGTAGTGAAGTAACCATGTTCTTGCAATGCTTCTTTATCGCGGTAAGGAATAAATACATTAACCACTTCAATATCATCTTCATCGTTTAAATAAGAAGTATAAATGTATAAACCAGACTCTTCACCATTAGTTGGTTTTTCACCATTAATGACTTGAATCTTATTACCCATTTTACGATAAATTTTACCATTTTCTTTATTGGTAATGAATTTAATAGATTCTAATTTACCTTGCTCTGTCAATTCTTTTCGAATAGCTTGATGTATTTCAGAATCTTCAATAGAGAATGATGGGTGGATAATTTGTTTATAATTTACTACATTAGGTGAAATTACAATATCCAATTCTTTATCGTAGATAATTTTATTCATGCGAATAATATCTTCAGGATAATAGAATACAGTAACTAACTCACTATTTGCTAAGTAGAGGTTTGTGGAATAAGGACCTTTGGTAGCTTTAATTACATCGGATATCTTATCTTCCAATTCTTTTTTATTTTCTAATACTTTACCAAATAAACGTCTATTTTCAGTAATACCAAACAAAGCATCGTCGTTATTACCTGATTCTTTATAAGAGTTTTCAATTGAGTTTAGTAAACCAACAGTCGGCACTATTGATTCTAAATTAGACAAATGTCTAACAATAATATAAAGACCGGAACCATATCGTAAAACCATTTCTTTATCTTCCAGAGTTAGTCTTCTTAAAGAAGAATTCTCTGTACCTGGTTTTAATCGATATACATATCCGAATCGATTACTGATATTAATATCAGTGTTAGACATGTTAATGATTTCAGTTGTTGAAAATAATGTAGATGGGTGTTCGATTGACTTACCACTCTTAGCACCAAATACACTTTCTTCTTTAATAATAACAGAATAAGGGTTACTATTAATAACAGCAGAATGTTCAGCATTAATCGAACCATTATCAAAAAAGTCCGATGGTAGATGTGTTTCTTTAAATTTACGGTTGCCTCTATTTCGTACATTGAATAAAGCAGAACCATTT